ATTTTTGCAGTCGGGCCTAGGTGGTGTTTCCGATATTGGTGAGGCGAACCAGTATACCGTGGGGGAAAACATTCGCAGTTTAAAACAGCTGATGATGATACCCTCATGGATTCTGGCGGACTTTGCTAACTTGACTATTACCAACACAACATTGTGGCCGTTTTGGTTGTTTGGTAGGCCCACTCCCGCCATTCCATACCCAGCCACCACTTCAGCACGCTTTGGCATGACTCGCAGTGGTTGTATTGCCGCCATGTACGCATATGCGACTGGTAGCACTGAACACCATGCGGTGCTCTATGGACCTCCTATATCTGGATTTTCACAGAACATAGCACAGGTTGGGTCAGATTGCGGGGTTTTTCCCTCTTCACAGGGGGATCCTCGGGTTCGTGGCTCCACGGGTGCCCAGCGCGTTATCACCTCACAAGAGGCTCTTCACGTAAGGGTCCCATCTTATCAGCGTACTGCACGAGTGCCTATATATGATGGTAATACTTTTAATAATTTTACTGTTGGCAGTAGCTTGCCTTTGGGCGCTGTTACGCTGACAAATAGTGTTCAGCATACAGTCAATAATCAAACCGGTGGTAACGTTCGCATAGCGTTCGGTAGATCCGCCGGTGAAGATGCCCGTTGTGTGGGTTACATTGGTCCTCCTCCTGTTGTCCTTTTACAGGGCACACAGACTTCTGTTTTTGACAGTAGTGGAGCTGCCAATTTGTAGTACTGCTTTAGTCGTCCTTCTTAGGGCGAGGTTCGCATGACCTTAAAGAGCTGCTAGCTGTTTGTATTCTCTGACCTGGAAAAGAAGGCCAGGCGTGAGTAACGCACACAGCTATTCAGGTTGCTTCGGCTACCTCCGGTATAAAGTCCGGTTCCATCCTTCCTTACACATTTGAAAAAGTGTGTCACGGCTGCTTTTAGCAGTTTCCGTTGTTCTTAGAATGAATGACTTGCATCCCCTCGCAGCCGTGAAGCCTGCGTTGATAGACCTGGGTGCAAAAGTTTGAAACTTTACCCAGCGGTTACCGACCTTGGCATGCGTGAAGCCCAGTCAAAAGAGACTGTGCTTCCGGTTTTTCA